AGTTATGGACCTTGCAGGTAGCACAGGGATTGATTACAGGACATACTACAGAAAAAATTACAGGATACAATCCCTCTACATCAGCAGGCGATGCTGTATGGAGTGCGGGCACACCGTATCCCTGGAGCAGTCTAGTAACAGCACAGACTCTGTATCTAAAGAGTTCAACCAACAATGCCACTGACAGAAACATGCCAATCCTCATCGACGGACTAGATGCCAACTATGCCAATCAAACAGAAGTGATAACACTTGACGCATCAGACTCTAGGACCGTGATAACGTCGACCAAACAGTTCTTGCGTATTCACAGCATAATGTGTAATGGTGCAAATACCAATGCGGGTGATATTACTGTTCATGTAACATCAGGCACTGGCACTGTAGTTTCTAAAATGTCAGCAGGTAGAGGCAGAGCTCAAGCAGGTGTTTATACTGTGCCCGCAGGTTATACTGGATACTTGTTCAAAGGTGATGCCAGCTCAACAGCGGCCACTGTGGTAAACTTTATGGGTCGTTATTTTGGCAAGGCATTTATAGTTCTTCATGTGGCCATTGTAGACAACAGCACTTACATCTACGACTTTCCATTCCCAATGGTGCTACCGGAAAAGACTGACATGTATACTGTAATAGAAGCAGGCAGTGGTAAGACTGCGGTGAACTACGAAATACTGTTAGTGGCCAACCCTTAACGATAAATTGAGGAGACAACAATGGAAGACAATGACACAAGTTATCAAAGATTAAAACCCAAATGCCCTTGTTGGTGCACCGGACACTGCGGATCAAGCTGTATGACTGACGGCTGCGACTGCAACGAGTGTTCGTGTTTAGATTGTATAGATAAAAAGGAAAGTGAATGAGCTTCCTAGTTGCTAACCTTCCTCCTGTACATTGTTTTGTTCGTAGAGAATTTCTATATGATTTCAAATCTGGACACGGAGAGTATGAACCCTGCATATGGGTTTCAATAAAAAGCCTACGCAGTCAAGCATTCCGCATAGAAGCCTACTTGCCACGCTACGGTGCTTTATATGACAAGCTGCCCTTGCACGCCTATGTGAGCCGTACAGACAATCTAGAACCCAACAAGTTTCTAAGTCTTGATACACTACAGATCTGGGACTGTTTCAGCTATGACATTGCTGTGATACAAAAAGCATTCTTACGCAATCTCAGCTGCGAGTTCTATGCCAAGGATCGGCAGCTACACAAGGGAAACTATCTATTCACAGTGGACAATGCTGCCCCCGACATGAACATCATAGACACCACATATTCAGAATGGCCTGAAGATCACAAGAGTTTCAACTTCATTGAACTAGACAACGGACAGTATGCTGCCCAGCCCAACAATCGCTGCAGATTCTTTGATGCTGCCTCAAATCCCAAAGAGATGCTGCACCCAGACTTCAAAGTGGCTACTAAAAAGTGGGTGGTAGAGACCAATCCCAAGTGGCGATTGGGTGACAGCGACACAGTGACCTACGAATAACACGGAGCATATAAATGAATATTAGAGATATTTTAGAACAACTAGACATGATAGAAACAGGATGCCCGGAGTGCGGCGGTCCTATCAAGTTGGCCAATGAACTAGATGAAGGCAAGAAAGATGCCTGCTACTACAAGGTCAAGAATCGTGTCAAGGTATGGCCCAGTGCTTATGCGTCAGGACAATTGGTACAGTGTCGCAAAGGCAAGGAATCCAAAAAGAAATGAGAGCTCATGAGTTCATCACTGAAGATCTACGCAAGTGGTTCAAAGACAAGTGGGTACGATTTGGGCCTGACGGTAAGATCCGAGGTGACTGTGCTAGAGGATCAGAAAAAGAAGGCAAGCCCAAATGCTTGCCTAAGAGCAAGGCACAGAGTCTAGGCAAGAAAGGTCGCGCCAAAGCCGCTGCTCGTAAACGTCGTGAGGATCCCAATGCCAATCGCAAAGGTTCAGCTATAAACGTCAAAACCAAATAGAATCATGGAATACATCGACGACAAAGACGTATGGCGACGTTGCCCAATCGATTATCTTTGGATCTACGATAAACTTATTCTAGCTGTAAAATGTGGCTACGTTGCTGCTCCTGCTGGTATAGCTGTACCCAAGCCAGCATACTATGTCGTTCGCCCTATAACCAACATACGCATGATGAGCCGTGGCGCTCGAAAACAATGGCTGACACCCGAAGACACTGACCTAGTTCCTGATGGATACTTTTGGAGTGAATGTTTCGAGGGTCGTCATATCTCCGTGGACTTTCACTATGGGGTACAAACACTGGCAGTGGAGGGATTTCGCGATGATCCTGATAGGCTAGACAGATTCAGCCGCTGGCGGCGTATTGATGAGAAATACAGCTTTCCTAAACAGTTAGGTGAATTGTGGCATTTGACACCGTGGGTCAATGTGGAATACATTGGGAACAAGATCATTGAGGTGCATCTGCGTTGGAACGATGATTTTAGCAATCACAACAGTGACGTAATATACCCTGTATGGCGTGATGATCCTATACCCCAGCCTCCTAAAACCTCTTGGTATCCAAGCCCAGGCGGAGATCGATTGGGCTTCTGGATAGAGAATAAATAAACTACTTACATTAAGGATATACAATGAAGAAGTTTCTATTACTATTGTTAGCACTACCAGTACTAGCATTTGCACAAAAAACACCACAGGGTGTGACTTACGATGCACAAATTTTGAGAGTGACGGACGGCGACACAGTTGTGATCGCCGCACCCTTTCTACCTAAGCCGCTCAAGCCAGAGTTGGCCATCAGAGTCTTTGGAGTTGATACCCCAGAAAAAGGACATCGTGCCCAATGCCCTAGTGAAGCTCAACGAGGAGAAGCAGCATCGGCATTCACTAAAAATGCAATTAACCAGGCCGCAGCAGCCGGGGGAAAGTTTCAAGCTACTTTCTATGGATGGGATAAATTTGGTGGTCGTGTTCTCGGCGACCTTTTAATCAACGGACAAAGTCTACGTGCTGCTCTGATCGCCAATGGGTTTGCTAGAGAGTATTACGGCGAAGCTAAACAGAGCTGGTGCCAATAAAACACCTACCTTAGGAACGCTTGCGTTGCTTGGTGTGCCCGGCTGCTGGGCAGAGGATTATCGGAGTCGTGCCCGGGAATGGTCTTCTAAGTGAGCATTAATACAAGAAAGCCCCTTCCGGGGCTTTTTTATTCTGCTAGAACTATTTCGTAAAGTTTGCGCCAGTTTTTAACCACAGGGTAATTGCAAAGATGATGCATATTGTGTCCGTGTTCGATTAAGATAGAACGCAGTCCTAACTGATAGCCAACATCAGCATTGGCCGGCTTGTCTTCAATCCACCATAGTCCACTATCTCGATAAGGTGCAAGTGCGTCGTCTTTGTCTGCACCTGTATCTAAACAGATAACTGATTCAATTGCATTGCCAAACAACTTACGCAGATTCATTTCACGCAGCCTGCCTGCATTCTTGTCTAGACTTAGACTGGTGATCACCCGGAATTCATAGCCGTGTTCTTCGTGCAGTCTTTTGACATAGTATGCACTATCACGCAGTGCAGGAAGGAATCCGATAGCGGCCGATTCGTTAAATGTCTTGATGACTTTTTTGGAATCTTTTTCTTCTAGCTCATTGTAGTGATCATGTAGATAATAGCTTTTCTTGTTATCTGCTGTTAAGGTGTAACCGCGTTCTTGCATCCAAACTGAGAATGCCCATTCCCAATCTAGTAAAACACCGTCTGCGTCTGTGAGTATAAGTTTGTTTTTCATACCATATTATAACATACTTTAACCTCTGTGTCAACGGGCTAAGTAAAAGATGACTATAATAATCGCAACTTTGGTAATGGTTCAAATTACCATTGCCTGTGTTACTCTATTCCTACATAGAAGCCAGGCACATAGAGCAGTAACATTTCATCCAGTAGTAGAACATTTTATGCGTGGTTGGCTTTGGCTAACAACAGGCATGGTAACCAAACAATGGGTGGCCATACACCGCAAGCATCATCAGAAGAGTGATCAAGAAGGGGATCCACACAGCCCACAGATTTACGGAATTTGGCGTGTGCTATTCAAAGGCTGGATTTTATATCACGATGCCAGCAAAGACACCGCAATGGTCGAGAAGTTGGGCATAGGTACACCCAACGACTGGATTGAGCGTAAACTTTATACTCCACACAGCCGCTTAGGGATTCTAATCATGTTGGTCATAGACCTTGTTGTTTTTGGCCCTATCGGACTAGTAGTGTGGGGTATTCAAATGATATGGATACCACTGTGGGCAGCTGGTGTAGTCAACGGACTAGCACATTGGGTTGGCTATCGCAACACTGATACCAAAGACACCAGCCGTAATCTAGTGCCTTGGGGCATATGGATTGGCGGTGAAGAACTACACAACAATCATCACGCAGATGGAGCCAGTGCTAAATTCAAACACCGTTGGTGGGAAATTGACATAGGGTGGACCTACATACAAATTCTACAGTTCTTAAGACTGGCCAAACTACGCACATAAGAAAAAGCACCCGAAGGTGCTTTTCTTTTACTATTTTTATTTTAATACCGCTATGCGGCCAATAGCTTATTTTTTGGTAGCGCCAGCATTGACAAATGCGTACATCTTTTCTGCTGTTTCGAGAACTTTGTCAAGTCCTGGAAAAGTTGGCATGTCTACTTTAGTAACGATTTGACCAGTCTTCTCATCGCGAGTAGCAGTCATTTCCCAACCTTGGAACTTGGCTTGGAAGTCGTCTTGTACCAGACTCTTGGCCATACCCAATATGTCTGTACGGATTTCGTAACCGTTCTTGTTGAATTTAACTTCTGGTAGCTTTGGTGCTGTAAAAATTTCTGACATAATAATCTCCTGTGTGTAATGTCTGTTAACATAGATACTTCTTTTTCTCTATGTACTATTATATATGCTCTATGATCTAAAAGCAACTTATTTCTTGAACTTGTTTACTCGTTCCTTGATAAGTTTAACCACTACGTCACTGAGCACAACCTCATAGTGGTTATAATCTACTTCTACTAATTCCATATCATCATGATGTTTTTGACTGGCAATAGTCACTACACCATCATTGGGTTCATGCATAAAAGGACTTTGCCCTTTGACTGTGACTATGTTGGTCCACGGATGCTGAATCTTGATACGTTTAGCCTGCTTCATAACCCATGAACTGGGCCCAATATCACGCATCAGTCTGCTAAATGGCAAGAAATATTGAGCATAGTCCGCTACTTCTGCGCCACCATAGGGTGTGCTTAGGGTAACAGCACCCTTAACAGCACCGGGCATCGAGTTGGCCAAATGTAGGCTGTAGATACCACCCAGACTGTGTGCAATAAACACTAGGTCCTTATGGTCTTGTAATGTCAACTGCATGTCTTTTAGATTATTTTCAAACCCATTGCGACTGTCATAGTTAAGGTCTATACCTATACCTAGTTTACTCTTGATATAGTTAAAACTTTCGCTGGTGGCATTGGCACCGTGAATATACACTAAGTTCATGCCAATATTTATTAAGGGTTAAATCCAACCCTGAAACTCAGAGTCGACGATAGGATGTACTTCCCACCCTTGTTGCTTCCAACGTAGCAACATTATAAGAGTTTCTATAAAATTCATTTATTAAACTCCTCTGCCATGTACACAAAAATTATTACCCCAAATAATATAATTTGAATTGCTGCTAATTCCATGATTAGCCCGCCATCATTTTTTGAGCTTCTTTGTGCATGCCTGCACGGGCCATAGCGGCAGCAGCTCTTGCCTGTCCAATGCTTAGACCAATGTTGTATAGTGTGTTTAAAAAGTTTTTCATAGATATCTTTCCTTTTGAGAATTGAATTGTCGGATATAAGTTTCCAACTGTGCGGCATCGGTAATGCCTTTGGTGCTTAGATATGCGTCTAAGCGGCTTTGATAGCTAGATCCAGGGAACATTTTGGATAGACGTTCCATAATAGCTAACATTCGATCTGATAAAAAATTCATTGTGTTTCCTGTGTGTTAGTGTAGACTCAGTGTTTCTACTGAGTTATTTATCCAGCTCTTGTGCGATCGCACATTTTTCAGTACAATGTTATTATTGTTTAAAATGAGTTAAATACACAATAGGAATATTTCAATGAAGTTACAAACCAGATCGATTTTGCAAGAACTAAATTCTATTGCCGATGTGCGCAGCACTGATTCGTTGATAGAAAGTCGTGCTACCAACATCATTAATTCTGCTATCAATCTCTTGGAAAGTATTCATAAAAATTATGATTCCGCTTCGGCAGACGAACTTGAACGCAGATTTGTTAATGCAATCAAAGGGCAAGACCCTGCAAAATTTACACGTGGTGTTCGCAGAATAGCAGAAGCACGTAAACTCAAGAAAAAATTGGACGAAAGCAATGATCAGTAAACTGTCAGAAGGCGGCAACGTGTTCAAAGGCCCGGAAAAGCAACCATTAACACAGCGTATTGCCACAGCTGATGTAGAGGAAACCATTCTCTACATTGAAAAAATCACAGGCCTAGACTTTACCAAAGAAAAGCATCTTGATGACAAGAAGCCTGTAAAATGGCTAGGTACCACTGGCCGTAAAGAAGATCCAGACGGTACCTTTGAAAAGAACAGCAGTGGCGACTTGGACCTGTCAGTGGATGCCAACGAAGTAGATAAGAAATCATTTGCTGAAAAACTGATTGCACAATTTGGCAAAGAAAACATCAAACTTAGCGGAGACAATGTACACTGGAAGGTGCCTATCAAGGGCAGTCCAGACAATGGATTTGTGCAGGCAGATTTTATGTTTTCCGCTAACCCTAAATTTCAACAAGGTAGCATGATTGGTGGGCAAGGTGAGTATAGAGGTGAGCATCGTCATATTCTATTAAGCTCAATTGCTCGTGCTCGAGGCATCAAATACAGCCCCAAGCACGGAATACTAAATGCTACCACAGACGAACTGCTGCCCAACGGCAACGACTGGAATCAAATTGCTAAAGTTTTGCTGGGACAAAGTGCCACAGTCAAAGATATCAAATCAGTTGACGCAATCCTCAACTACATTAAAAAACTGCCTAACTACGAAGAACTAGTTGCAGGTGCAAGAGAAACACTGGGCAAACAGGGTATTAGTCTGCCGGAAAATGTTATTTCGTTTGAAAGTGCTCAAACAGGAACACCCTCTTGGTTCCGCAAAATGATGGAACGAGTTAAATGAGAGCATTTGAATTCCTTGATGAAACGTGGAGCAAGAAATACAAAAGCTCTATCAACTGTGCCAGCCCCAAAGGATTTAGCCAAAAAGCACATTGTGCCGGCCGCAAGAAAAACGAAAGTATCTATGAAGCTGAAGCAGCACCTCCCGCCAAGAAAGTAGGGCGTGAGTTCAACCACCTAGAAGATCTCGTATTCACAGAAGCCAATGGCGCAAACAAAGCCATTAAAATTCTAAAAGACTTAGCCAGTCCTGAAACCAGTATCACAATCAAGTGGGACGGCAATCCCACAGTGTACTGGGGACGTGAAGATGATGGCTCCTTCCGACTGGTAGGCAAAAACAACTGGGGTCGTGAAGAAGGCAAAAGTTCCAGTCCAGAAGAACTCAAACAGTTTATCATGAGTCGTGGCAAGGGAGAAGACTGGCGTGAGAAATTTGCCGGGGATATGGCAGCACTATGGCCCATATTTGAACGTGCAACTCCTGCAGAATTCCGTGGTTATGTCTACGGAGATATCCTATTCCATCCAGGCAAACCATATACCGGCGCTGACGGCAAAATTACATTTACTCCTAATCAAACCACTTACTCTGTTGCCGGAACTAGTGAAATTGGTCGAGCCCTGGCTAAAGCCAAGGTAGCAGTGGCGGCACACAAGGTGTTTGGTTACTTTGGAGACAAGACAGGTGAGGACTTTGACAATCCTGATCAATTCAGTGGCAATCCAGAATTAAAAGTATTTGGACTGACCAGTGTTAGTTATAGACCAGCAGTGGGTGCAGACAATCTTGCTAAGATCGAAGCACTGGCTAAAAATCAACAGGCCATTGATAAATTGTTGGCACCTGTTGCCGGTATGGGCTATCTACAGAGTGAAATTTACACTTTTGTTAATAATCAATCGAAAACAAAACAACTGGACAATATCAACACAGAGGCATTTATGGCCTTTGAACAAAAGACTCCTGCAAAAGCTGCTAAAATTGCAGCACACAGTGAACAGCATCCCGGAGTTATGGATGTGATGTTTGAACTGGTGCGTGAGATCATGGCGGCCAAAGATGAAGTAATTCGTGAACTTGATGCATCGGGTGGTGACATAGAGCAAAGCACAGGCGGCAAGCCTGGTGGTGAAGGCTATGTTGCAGGGGGAAGTAAGTTGGTACCACGTG